AATGGTTTTGATGCCATCGAAGAAGCAATAGGTGATCTATGACAGTATTAGACAACACTCCAAGAGACCAATACACCGCTACCGGTGGGCAAGTTGCGTTTCCATACACGTTTGAGATCACTGCTGAGGGAGATATTGCGGTCTTGCAGAACGGCGTACTGCTCAGTTTAGGCGCTGGTGCTGGAGAATATGCGGTTACTGGCGTAGGCTCAGACACAGGCGGCGTGATTACCCTGGTCACTGGCGCTACTGCTGGGGACATTATAACTCTATACCGTGACATGGCATTAGAGCGTCTTACGGCCTACACCAATGGCGGTGACTTCTTAGCGGCAGATGTAAACAACGACTATGATCGCCTATGGCTGGCGTTACAGCAGGGTGCAGCGGACACAGACCGATCTGTAAGAATGCCAAACTCCGATTCCAGCGCAATCAATATGGTTCTACCAGTTGCTGCTAGTCGCGCTCAGAAACTCTTAGCATTTGATGCTAGCGGTGCTGTAAAAGTTGAGCCTTATTTAAATAATGAGACTATTGTTTTAGTTGTGCAAACTGAAGTAGGTGATGGGGTTACTACAACCTACAGCCTTGAAAGCTCAACCGATAGCCCTAGTTTATTACAGATAGCCATAGATGGTGTGTTACAAGAAGTGTCCTCGTATTCTGTCAGCGGAGGTAATTTAGTATTTTCAACTGCCCCGCCGCTTCAATCAGCTATTGAGATTAGGGCATTTGTTCAAAAAGAAATCACTAGCACTGATCTAAAAGCTAGCGATTTCACAGGGGATGGTTCTACAACATCGTTTACTCTTGGGTATTCTGCGGTCAAGTCAAATACTTTTGTTTACATTGATGGCGTGTATCAGCTTAAAAACACATATTCTGTATCAGGCACTACAATTACATTTTCTACTGCACCCCCTCTTAACTCTGTTATAGAAGTTGTCATTGCTGCATTTACTACGTCGATTATAAATACACCATCGGCAGACAGTGTAGGAACAGCGCAACTACAAGACAATGCAGTAACTACAGCGAAGATAGTTGATGCCAATGTAACTACAGCAAAGATAGCTGATGATGCAGTAACAGCAGCCAAGATAGCTTCAGTGCCTATTGCTGTAGGAATAACTACTGTTGTTACAGCTACGTCTCTTACGGCTACTGTCAACACACACGTTTATGTTAGCGCAGCTACACAGACCATTACGCTTCCTGCGTCACCTACAATCGGACAAAGAGTTCTAGTTACGGTTGGTAATTTTACAGACACAGTAGTCGGTAGGAACGGATCAAACATCATGGGTAGTGCAACTGACTTCACGATGGATGCCGCTTATCTCTCAATTCAATTTATATATACAAATACAACGCAAGGGTGGGTGATGTCATGAGCAATTTTACAGATTTCATAGGCGGTGGCGGTGGCAATTACTTTAAAGTAAGCAATACGGTTGAAAATTATATTCTTAGCGGCGCGTCTGGTACTTTTGCTAACTTTACTGCACCAACAGGAAAACTTCTTAGGATTAAAGTATTTGTTGCAGGTGCAGTAGAAACAGCAGTAACGGTAACAATAGATGGCGTTGATTATGTAACTAACGAAAGAATTGGGGCTTATAACGGAACTTATCAACCCGCTAATCCCCCTAATCCTAAACATTTTATATGTTCCAATTGGGGAGGCGCATCTCATTTAGGCACTGCTTACTCTGATATTATTTGTACTACATTTCAAGCAATTAAAGTATCGGGAGTTACCGTAAATAATATTTGGTATAAGTATGACGAAGGAGAATTTGCATGAATGAAGTACATGAAAAAATGTGGCGGGACATAGAGCTAGCCTCTACCGATTACATCGTGCCTTTAACAGATCATCCACAACGTGCTGTTTACATGGCCTATCGGGAAGCACTGAGGGATTGGCCGTCTACAGATTCATTCCCTGCTACACGACCGGAGCTATAAGGGCATATTTAAAAAATAACTTAACGAGGTATTTATGTACAATCCATTCTCAGGAAAAAGAGGTCATCTTAACGGTAGCGTAGTTGATATGTTACCCGTTACTCCTAGTGACGTTACTGACTTATCGCAAGTTGCTATTGGTCTATACGTTACAGTCGCAGGAGACGTAACATTCCATAACGTAGACGGCACATCTAGGACGATTACTGTCCCTGATAACTTCTATCTAATATGTTCTGTTAGCCGTGTACTTGCTACTGGTACTACAGCAACTGGCATACATGCGATGCTTGCATGATTAGCGCAAACGTCAGTGCTTTCTCTATAGGCAAGGCTGTTGGTCGTGGCGGTGGTGGTGCAGTGTTAGTTCCCCTTACTTACGCTGTGCAAGCTGGCGGAGCTAGTGGCGCAAACGCAAATCCCGGTGGCGGTGGCGGTGGCGGTGGATTACTAACGGCTACAGACACCACAACTTATTTTACAGGTACTCCTTACTCACTAACAGTTGGAGCAGGAGGTTCAGGTTTTGTTGGAAGCAAAGGTAATAATGGCTCCAACTCTACATTTGATTTAATTACCTCGACAGGCGGTGGAGGCGGTAACTACGGTGGTAGTGATCCTGGGGGTAATGGAGGCTGTGGCGGAGGTACTGGTTATTATGGAGCGCCAGCAGGAACAGGGATAGCTGGGCCTCCAAGACAAGGATATAACGGTGGTATAGGAACAAATGTTTCAATATATGGGTCAGGAGGCGGTGGTGGAACTGCAAGTGCAGGAGTCAACGGCACAAGTTCTACTGGTGGCAACGGTGGCGCTGGAACGCAAATAAGCGCATCAGGTTTGACTCAGAAATATGGTGAAGGCGGCGGTGGTGGCGCTTTTGGCCCAGTAGGTTGGGGAGGCGGTATATACCAAAGCACTGGAGGTGGTAGCGGTGGAAATTCAAGTGTTGCGCCAACAGCAGGAGGCACAAACACTGGTGGCGGTGGCGGTGGTGCGGTTGGCTTTGGCGGCTCTGGAGGTTCGGGGATTGTAATTCTGATCTACCCTACTTCTGTAACAGCAACATTCTCTGCTGGCGTTACTTCTAGCTCGTCAACTTACTCAGGAAATACTGTTACTCAAATCACAGCGGCTGGCCCATCTGACACGGTAACCTTTGGATAAACACTATGGCACATTACGCAGTATTAGATAACAACGTAGTCACTCAGGTGTTCGTCGGTAAAGACGAGGGTGAGGTGGACTGGGAAGAATATTACGGAGCAAAGCGCACTAGCTACAATACTTTTGGCGGTGTTCATGCTAACGGTGGTACTCCTTTTAGAAAGAACTATGCAGGGATTGGCTACACTTACGACGAGGGGCGTGATGCTTTTATACCGCCTCAACCCTATCCAAGCTGGACACTGAACGAAGATACTTGTTTATGGGACTCACCTGTACCCTATCCAGAGGAAGGTGTACACAAGTGGGATGAAGACAATCAAGAGTGGGTAGAATTATGGACAGAGTAAAACAATTCTGGCGTAGTCGTAGTAACAGATGGCAAGTCTTTGGTGTAACCTTAGCGGCTTTACAGGTCTATGTCCTACAGCTTAACCTGTCTGCTGAGACTATAATGTTAGCCAGCACCGTGTTCGGAATGGGTGGTATTTTCTTCCGGTATCAAACAACACAATCAATGTCAGAGAAATAAACAAATTAGGATTCGGAGAATAAAATGGCTTTAACTAAAGTACACACTAGGATGATTGCTGGTACGCCTAACAATGTTAGAGATTTTGGCGCAAAGGGCGATGGCACTACAGATGACAGTGCCGCTATCCAGGCTGCGTTAGACTTACAAGGTCGGGTGTATATTCCTGCTGGCACTTATCTAGTCAACACTACCCTAAGAATAAAGTCTAATACCAAGTTATATGGTGATGGTATTGAGGCAACTATTTTAAAGGAAGGTGGTGACGGTACAACTTTGCCAGGAATGAACACATCAATCCTTGAAAACCAAGCATACGTTGATAATGATCCGGCTGGCAATGATTCGATGCACGTTGAGAACATTGCGTTTCATGGGCAAAGGTCTGTTGCTGTTGCTGATGGTTCAGCTACTTCTTCTAACAAAGGCATTGGCGGTGTGTACTTTCAGTATGCTTCTCGTTCACGCATTAGGGATTGTTATTTTAAAGATGGCTGGTCTGGCTTTGTAATCACTGGGACTCGTACAGGATTTAATTCCCAGTCGCAAAATTCTATCTTTGATTGCACTGTATTTAACGCAACATCGTGGAGCGCCAACGGTAATACTGGCGTTCCAAGAGGCATATTGATTGGGACTGCATTTACCTACATGCGCGGTTGTTCAACTAATACTTGTGCTACAGGGTTTTACCTTGGTGCTGCTCAACTTGTTGTTGACGCTTGTAACGCCTTTAACTGGACGTATGACAATGGGTTCTATTGTTTAGCTACTGAACTAGCCATGTCTAACTGTCGGGCAGACGGCTCTGGCTTTGGCAACGGTATTACTTTGGCCTATAACACTGGCGCACAGTTAACTAACTGCTTTGTTCAAGACTGTTCTAACATGGGCTTTAGACTACACGCCCCGCAAAGAAACACTAACCTGACGAACTGTAGTGCAATCAACTGTGGTTACGGATTTAGAGCAGAGAACACTCTTGATTTTACAGGGTCTACTGTCACTGCGGCAGATGAGGTTATTAACGTAGCACCTACTGGCACATCTAACGTCACAGTAAGAATGGTTACTGTTGATCTAGGCACGCCAATATCGGGCACACTGTTTACTGCTGATGGCTGGATTAATATGTCTGGCGCTACTGCCGCAGGGTTTAACGGATCGTTCCCTATCTACAGCATTGGTGGCAATATTATTAAGTACATCTCTGAAGATGCTGTTGTTGGCAGCTCTGGCGGCACTCCAGTGGTCAAATATTGCACCCACGACATCA